TATTTAAAGATTATACCTACACTGCAACAAGATTAGCAGGATTATCTTCCACAGATAGATTTGCAACAGTTACAGTTGGCACAGGATTATCTTTATCAAGCGGCACATTGTCCGCAACTGGAGGCAGTGGCACGGTGACAAGCGTTAGCGCAGGAAGTCCTGCAAATGGTTTAAGCGTTGCAACAGGAACAACTACACCAGTTATATCAATGGCATTAGCTGGAAGTTCAACAATAGGAGTTGTAAGTGCTACTACACAAACATTTGGAGGAAATAAAACATTTACAGGAACAATAGATGTTTCATCAACTGGAACATTTGGTGGTAGAGTAAATACACCATGGTTAGAAAGACAATACACATATTCTACAAGCTCCTCTTTTACCGTTAGTGTAAATACATCATGGTTAGATATAAATACAAGTGTTCTTACAACTTTAACTCTTCCAAGTGCAGCTACATATCCTGGCAAAGAGTTGCATATTCGTCAATCAGGTACAGGGCAATTACAATCTGCATCATCTAATGTTATACCTTTTACTTCAGCTCCTACTGGTAGTACAGGTACAGCTATTTTAAATCCAACAAATAATAAAGCCGTTACTCTTGTTAGTGATGGTGTAAATTGGATAATCATGCAAAGAAGTACAAATTAATAATTTAAAAACTATGAAATCAATCATACTAAAACTATTTTATCAAGGCTACGAGTTCATTGCCTTCTCCCTCTGCTGCGGCTTTATTGCCTCGTTCTTTATACCTATTAAGGGATTCTTGTTGTTTGTAATATTTGTTGTTTTTTCTGACACATTTACTGGAATCCTTGCGGCTAAAAAAAGAAAAGAGACCATAACAAGCAAAGGGTTATATCGAACATCGCAAAAGATACTGACTTATTTCTGTGGTATAATGATATTTCACGGAGCAAGTATAACTTTTGGGCTACCTTCGCAGATTGTTTATAGTGTTAGCTTTCTAATATCATTTACAGAACTTTACAGTATTTCTGAAAATATAAAGTCAATAACTGGAGTAAACATTGGAACGGCTATTTTAAAATTCATTAAAAAATAATATTATGCAGACTAATTTAAAAGAGGTTTTAAAAAGCGCAGACACAATAAAGTCACCTTTGGGCGACATTAGTTGTTACGCTTTCAATTTTGCGGAGCTATCTCAAGAGATTTCAGTCTTTATTAGCCAAGATGGAAAGAAGGTTAAATTCACATGGCGCGAATATATCCAACTTGCTCAAATTATTTGGGACAAAATTAAGGAGACATCACGCGAATGTGCAGGTAAAGAGATAGAGGTAAAACTACCTCCAAAATTATCAATCGTAGGCGCAGCCTTTGCTCTTATCGGCTTTAAATTATAGGCGCAGAAGAATCGCTACCTTAGTGCCGAGGGGAGTTGATTAATTTCTTCTCCCCTTAAAAATATAAAATATGAAAGCAAATGATTTTTTAATATGCCTTGATGCCGGGCATGGTGGCATGAGAAACGGAACGGGCCCAGAGAAATATGTTACCTATCCATCTAAGTGCTGCCAACATCGCACAGGCAAATTTCATTCCTATGGATGGTTTTTTGAGGGAGTGTTTAACCGTTCATTAGCTAACTATTTAGAGCAGTATCTTATTGACTACGGCTTTCAAGTAAAAAAGATATATGAGCCTATCAATGACACAACATTGAATAAACGCTGCCAACTTGCCAATTCTTACGCAAAAGCAGCTCAACACTCTATCCTTGTTTCCATTCATGGCAATGCTGCATCACCTACTGCCAGAGGATGGGAGATTTTTACATCGCCAGGACAAACAAAGTCGGATCATCTTGCAACGTGTATTGGTGAGCAGGTAAAGAGTAGTACACCAGGCTGGGTGCATAGGGCTGATTATACAGACAATGACTTAGACAAAGAGGCAAGGTTTCAAATGCTTACCGGTGTATCTATGCCTGCTGTGTTGTCGGAAAATGGATTCTTTACTAATTATTCTGATGCTGGATTAATGATAGATGTTAATTGGCAGCAAAGTATTGCTAAAGCGCACGCAAAGGGCATCTTAGAGTACGCAGTGCAGCAAGGTGTAGTGTGGGAATAAAAAAGGCGCAAGTATTTCTCTTGCGCCTCTTAGACACCTTAAACATCAACAAACACTAATTAACAACTATATCCTGCAATAACTTATTTAACATTCTAACGGCAGACTCTTTAACATCCTCTTTTTCGTTGTTTATTTTAACTACTTGCCAAAGCAAAGATACCATTCTTTCTGGATTCATATACTCGTAAAATTGTTTGTTTCTTTCATCTTTGGAATTGTAAAAAGATACAAGTGTTGATGCGGAGGATACCACATTATTTGTCCTTATTCCTTTTGGATACTTTGCTATCATAGCATCACAAAGTGCTATTTGCTTTTTATCCAGTCCATACGTTTTAGCAGCCATGTGTTCCTATTTTTAAAAGTGAAAGTTTAGTTTTCTCTTGTTTAATGCGATGTTCAATAATGCCCATAAACCATTTATCTTGTTTATTTTTATCTTTTAGAGATTCGGCTATATAAATCTTTTCAAGATTGTTAAGACGTTTTCTTATAACTTTTTCCTGTATCATTTGAAATATGCTTTTGAAATTAACGCTAATTGAAAAGCGTCAATTTCATCTTGTGATAATTTTTTGTTTCCTGTTACTTCGAGCTTCATTCCTTTAATTACGGACATGGCATAATCCAATGTCCATTTACTGCCTTTGTCCTGTGGTGATATTCCTTTAACTGTATGGCCGTACAACTCTAACCAATCTATTGTAAATCTACTCGCCCCTTGATTCATGCCGACATTTCGGCTGATTTTTGTTCTTGCCTTTCCATCAACATATTTTCTAAAAGTAATATTTTGCAAAGATGAATCTTCAACTACTACTTTTATATCTGTTGCCCATGTCAAAGCGTCCTTTGCCCAGTCGGCAAGTTTCTTGTACTTTCCAAAATAAACTTTATCCTCATCAATAATACAAACGGCAAATCCGTTAAGCCTCATAGATGGGTCAATGCCTACGAATTTTGCCATAAGTTATTTTTTTATTTAGAAAGTTACGTTTAAAATATTTGCTTACAAATTTGAGTAATCCAATATAGTCATAGTATTTATTTTTATACTTCCATACACCTGCCAATGGGAAATACTCAAAGTTTTGCGTGCCGTAGGTCATGAACATGGTATTATCATAGGTAGTCCTACTGTATCCATCCCACAAATTAATGCCAGATAGTAAATCATAGGTGATAGTATCAATAGTGTAGGATTCATTAGCCTCACTGTAATAGCGTCTTTCTAATAAGCCTTTATCTATCTTTTCAACGCTCATCGTGTTATATGCAAAGAAGTGATTATTCTGTGCTGGTAAATAGGCAACTGTTAGCATAAAACAAACGGCCATTGTAAACTTAATCGGCTGCGTGCTGCTAATGTTTGTCTTAGTTACCTCCCTTACTACTCTCCTCCTTGTCCTTGGCTCTTTCACACCTATTCCGTATGCCTCTATGCCTTTCTCAATAAATTGTATTTCTAAGACATAGCCAAAGCAAATAATAGCACCAATGAAGAAAAACATAGCCCAAAACTCTGCACCAGTTGTTTGCCCTTGAATACTAAACCATAACTCCAACAATGCTATAACCGTAGCAATAGCAGCAACACGCGGAGGGTATTTACTGCGCTTGTCGGATGGGTTAAGGAAATCAATGAACACAACGGCAAATCTGCCAAACTGGAGCATGAGTGAGGCAGGAATAGAAAGCAGCAGCGGAAGGGGAAGGAAGTACACGTTAAGAGCTGCGGTAATAAGGTATGTTAAAATTATACCTGTAAAAATAATCTTTGGCATTGAGGATGTAATGTCCTGGAATAACCATTCAAAGTTCTGATTGTTAAAATTCTTTTTCATGTTTGTGATGTTTTAATAATTAATGATAGCAAATATACAAATTATATTTATATCTACAAATAAAATAAAAAAAAGTGGGAAATAAAATACTTCCCACTATAAAAACCACTAATCACTCCCTTTAAAAAGTTCTTCTTTGCGCTTAAACATTTCATCTGCTGGCACAATCGTTAACTCTTTTGCACTTGTTTCGATGCGTAATTCTTTAAATCTTTCTATTGCCTCCGCTACATCATTAGCAGCTACACT